CGTGTGCCGAGCACGTTGATCCACTTGCCGTCGTCCGATTTCTTCCAATCGACCAGCCCGCGAACCGGCAGCTTCACGCCGTTCACGAGATCGCCCGCCGCAATCGCTGAGCCGTCTGGCTTGCGCAACCCGGACACGATTTTGATAAGCGCGCTCTGTTCTTTGGAGGAATACTTGGCGTCGTCAACGCCGTTGAGAGTGAACACGATCTGATCTTTGTCGCCCTTGAAGCTTTTGCCTACGGCGATCATGAAACATTCTGACGTGCCGCTGTCGGCGCCCGTCGTGACCGGCGTCGTGGCTAGGGCCGGTACGTCAACTGGCATAGCCTGGATACTGTCAGTCCGGGTTGTTGTCCAGCCCTTTGCCAGCAGGGCGTCGATCATGGTTTCAGTACGTGTCACGATGTCACTGGCCGCCAGCGCCGAGATGGTAAATTCAACGGACACGCCCTTCTGATTGAGCATATGGAACTTGCTGCTGAATGGAATGAGCATAGTAGTTTTATCTACGGTTGTCGGTTCGGTTTGCACTTGTTTGTCATCCTTTGAAGGTGTATCAGGTTCCACGCGTGAAATATCGCCCGCTTGCCGCTCCGTCGCCGCCGCCGCTGGCGTTACGTCTTTCGCTGCGCCGTTGGTGGTTGCAACCGTCGTTTCGGGCGCGGGTAATGGGTAGTCGATGTCCAGCGCTTTCCGCAGACTTTCAAGCAGAACATCAGCCCCGAACTTCCATTTTTTCAGCGTGGTTTCTTGGGTGCGAACGTAAAGCCACTTCTTGCGGTATGCGTCCATCCCATTCGCCGGGGCGTTGCACTTAGCGACACGCTCGCCATATAGTGAAGTCCATTCGGCAAAAAACTTACCGCGCTGTTTGTCATCATTGATCCAGGGCGCGCAGTCTGGGTTTTCTTCCGCCGCCGCTTGCTCGTTCAGTGCTGCGTTGTGTTCATCCCACTCGCTCGGCTTGTGAGGCTCCGCCGCTTTTGCGTCCGCCGCTGCATTGGCGCGGGCGACTTCGGCGGCATTGGCGGCGATCTGCGCTTCCATCGGGTTCTCCCCGGATGGAACGGCGTAATCATCGGCATTGGTAGTTTTCTTAGCCATAGGATTCTCCTGGGGTATAACCTTGACGGCAATGGCGCGGCCCTTGACGCGCTTCCACGTCAACAGCCAGTCTACGCGCCGCTGTTCCTGCGTGCCGAGCGACGTGCCCAGCGCCGCCAGCAGAACTTCATCCGTCGGTAAGAAGTTCGCCGTCTTGTTTGTTGGCTCGTGCTGCATCACGGCGACGTAGAGCACCGTGCCGACGCCGTTGACAGTGTAGTGCACGGCGATTACGTGGTCGGTCTGCTCAGGCAGCGCGTGCGGCTCAACGTAGCCATCGGCGGCTTTCAGATAGCCGGGCCGATCCGGCGCGATATTCGGCTCGACGATTGCCAGCGCCGTCGTCAGCGGTTCCGGCTTACTGTGGATGGTCGTGCCGTTGGCGAGCGCCGCCTTGACTTCCGGCGACTTGTACGGGTTCGCGGCGGCGTCCCTGGAGACCTGACGACCGTTATTGCGCCCTGTGGTTCCGTCTCCAGGGGCGGGCGCGTCGGACGTGAGCGGCTGCTGCGTGGCGAGGTTCGTGCGCTGTGCGGGCAGCGTGTCGGTGATGGTCATGGCTATCTCCCCTCCGCCTGCTCCGCGAGCTTATCGCCCGCGTAGATTACGTTCCACGTGTCCAGGTTCGTCGCCTGACTGATATTTTCACGTTTCAGCGCCTCGTAGGCGGCGCGCAGGTCGTCGCGCTCGCGCTCGGCCTTGTCGGCGCGGGCGTTCGCGGCGATGATCACGTTGAGTATGCGGCGGAGCGTGGGGAGCGTGAGGGCGATCATGACTTCACCGCCTTCAGGGCGGCGCGGCCTGCGTCAGTCAACTTAAGGAATTCTCTACCTTTAATTGGATCGTATTTGTGGCCGATGATTTTGTCTCGCAGCAGATTCCCGATCATAATTGACGAAACAACTTTGTAGTCGGTGCCTCGATGACTGTAGTCGAAAGGATTCTTATAAATCCTCTCGCCATTTGCAATCCGCCTCAGTAGTCGAATCTGCGCCTTCGTCAACTTCGCCGTCTTCGCCGCTTCCGGCGCGGGCGGCGTCGCGGGTGCAGGAGGTAACACGTTACCTCCAGAATTAGCGGGCGGCGTCGCGGGCGCGTTGCTCTTTCGATAACCTACCAAAGCGCCCCCGTTTAGATAGTGTTTTTCGAGTTCGCCACGAACAAGCAAAGTGTCCAGGAGATCAATCGCCAATTCATTTGAGATCAACAGATCGGCTACGATGTCACTGGGATAGACTACGTTAAAAGCAGCACGTTCAATCGCTTCTCGGACACGTGAAAGATGCCATTCTTTCATTTCGGCGGCTGGATAGGCTATCTGCGTCGTGGGCGCTTGCGCCGTCGGTTCGGCGGGCGCGTCGGCGCTCGGAGCGGGCGCGTTGTCGCCGATTTCGTCAAAATAGAACCACTCGTCAGGCTTGCTCGTATCGATGGTCGCGGGCGGGGCGGGCGTGGCGGCGAGCGGCGGGCGTGCCCCGATAATCGTTCCGCAGATTTGGCACACCCATTGACCGTCAACGAAGCGGGCCGGACTTATTCTTTTGCACGTCAGACAACCAGTGAAAGTTGTTGCATCCTCTGGCGCCGTCGATTCGTCGGGAGTTTCGAGCTTGCCGGTGCCCTTGCAGTGCTGACATTTGCGCTTGCCTTTGCCGTCGCAGTCGGAACAATCTACGACGTTGCCCCAACTATTGATTTCCTTGCCGTGATCGCATAAGCGACATTCGAGTTCACCGCTACCGCCGCACACGTCGCACGGCACTTCGGCAGGCGCGTCGGCGCTCGGAGCGGGAGCGAGCGGAGCGAGGCGGAGTTGATAGCGGTGACACAAATCATCAAGGACACGAAGAAGTTCATCAACATCATAGCCACGACGCAGATTGTTAGTTAGGCGTATGGCCTCAACTGTAGCACGATCACCTGGCGTCAGGGGATCGGTTCGGGGGTCTTGCGTTTTTCGCGGATCGGGATTATGATTACTCATGACGGTCTCCTTTCCAGATCGTCCGCGCCCCTGGTGTTCGATGCACCGAGGGGCACTCTGTTTTTGAGGCTATGAGTATCTTATCACGTATTGTACTACAAGTCAAGCGCCAGTTTTCTACGGCTTCTGATAGCGCCGTGCCGCGTCGATGATAAGCTGGCGGATAAGCCCGCTTTCGGTCAAGCCGGTCATGCGCTTGAGCAGCCGGAACGCCGCTTCGGTTTCGGCGTCGAGGCGCGCTTGCAGCTTGCGGCGGTTGTACCTGGGTTTGGCTGGCATAGGCGACTCCTTGATGCCAGTGGAGTGTACACCAGTTGTCATGTTCGTGCCCTTTCGTCATTCGTTCACCTCAATCCACAGCTCCAGTTGCGCCGGGCGCGGTTCGGCGTCGGACGGCGGCTGCTCAGTCATTCGTCGCGCGCCTCGTTCCGCCAATATCGCCGCCAGAACCGCCGGTAAGCGCGGCCAACGTCCGCCGCCAGCTTGCGCCCGAACGCTTCCGGCGACAGGTCGTAGTCGCTCGGCTTCCGGGGGAAGTACCGCGCCTTGTAGCGCATCCATTCGGTGTAGCGGCTCATTCGTCGCGCGCCCGCTGCTCGCTAAGCCACTGGCGCATCGGCATGTAGCGCGCGCCAAGTTTGAGGGCCTGCGCTCGCTTCGACGGCGACAGGTCAAAATGTTTGAACTCCCGCACTTCAACGCCGTGCGAAATCTGAAGCCAGGAACGCGGCAGCGCCAGCCGACGCGCGAAGTCGTGTAACTCGGTGTCGTTCAGGGTATCGCTCCACAGGTGACAATAGCCGTCGTAGCGCCCGCCGATGGGCATCGGGTCGTCAACCAGGATAGTCATCGCGTCTCGCTTTCGGCGTCGCGCGCCCGCTCGCGCTCGGAGGCGGCGTGCGACGGGTCGCGGAGTCTCATCCAGTCGTCAAGGTTCAACTCTGAATACTCATCGGCGTCAAAGCCGCGCCAATCAATTTCGTCCTCGTCTTCATACCACTGCTCAAACGGAAGGTCGAAAAACTCCGGCACGTCGTCCGGCTCGCCCGTTGCGCCGTCGACGGCGCGCGTGTCGTCAGTCATGGTTCGCCTCTATGAGCCTGCCGTTTGCCGAACGGAACACACCAAAGTTAAAACAGCCCACGCCCGTCGTATCGCAGATCAGATCGCCGCGATAGTTCACGCCCAGGACGGACTTACAATCGGGGCAGACAAGTTGTTCGCGGTCCTGCCGCCGCTGCGCCCGGTCGTGCTCGGCGCGGTAGCTGTCGATGTAGTCGTAGGCATCTTCTAAGCTGTTGGAAGGGTCGCAAAACTCGCTCAAGGGTTGTCTAGCCACGATAACCTCCACAAAACTAATCGAGAGGACGGGGCGTCGGCGCGCATCACGCCGTCACCGCCCGCCGCCAGCGGACCCGCACGCCCGGCGCCGGTGCGTGTGGCGAGCACGGACGCGGCGCTGATCGTATTCCAGGCGCGCTGTGCATCCTGGTTTTTGGGCGCGTCGCAGCGTGCATTGTAGGCTGCCATTGTCTTGTCATAGTCAGCCTTGTCCGTGACGAGGGCTAATTGCGCTTTGCCGCCGTTGAAGACGGGCGCGGTTTCGGCGAACGAGGAACCAATTAACAGCATCTCTTGGGCCTTTCGATAAGCGGAGCGAACGAGGGGCGGAGTGGATTCACAAAAATCAGGCAGAAGTGCAACGGGTGCCGATGTGGTAATCTGTTGCGGCGCTTCGACGTATTCCGCCTCCGGTGAGCAGTGGTCGAACCACTCGGCATTCCACCACGGGCAATCATCCTCAGCAAAACCGGCGGGATGGTTCGGCAGGTGCTTGCTCCAATCGTAGCGCCCGGCGGCGGCGCGCTTGTTCTGGTGGTTGAACGTCTGCGGTGGGCGGGACACGGCGTCCTCCTGTTTCGGCGTGACGGATAACATCGCGCGGATCGCTGCCTTGTCGTACCGACGCGGTATCGGGTGCAGCGCCACGATAGGCGCAGTTGGAGCGATGTAGGCTTGCGCGATCATGATGGCTCCCATTTCGCCAGACTCGGCGGCACTAAATCGGGGCGGTAGAGTTCGACGAAGGTCAGCAGGACGGCGAGTTGATAGGTCGGAGATTTGCCGTCGCAGGCCGACTGGAGGTACGTCATCTCGCTAAACTTCTCTTGCTCGTCCAGTCCGTCGAGGACGACGGCGGCGAGGCGCTTGAGTTCCGGCAGTTCATCTGATAAACTTAGTAAAGGCGACATAGCTTACTCCTATGTTGCTAGGGGCACGGTTCATCGTGCCCCGCTTACTTTTAGTGCATCCCTGTCCAGGGCCGGGATGCGCACACCCCTCGTGGTCTTGCTTCACGTGCTATTCAGCCCCCACCAGGGCAGAATGTCTCTATCGTTACAGCCTATCCCCCCCGCCGCCGCGCGATACACGCCGCCAGCGTCGTCACCACGAGCTGCACGGCGACGCACGCGAGCACGACGGCGAGCGCAGCGAGCGTCATCTTTTACCCGCCTTGTGATACTTGCCTTCAGTAGCGACACTGGCAATCCATTCAGGCGGTTGCTTGGGCGTTGATTGCTGATAGTCCTTGCACCTGCCGGCGTCTGTGTGAGGATTGCTGAGTATCGTTCGCTTGGCCGCACATTCGCCGTACCAATGTGAATTAAACCGATAGTGCTCACAGAATGGGCAGAGATTCGGTTTGATGCGCGTCCACGGCGCATTGACGAACTTGGCGAAACCTGATGCGCGACTCATCGTCAATCCTCCATCCCGTCGAACGGAAGCGCCGCCGGCACGAGCGCCGCCGGCTGCTGCGGCGACGGCAGCGGCAGGGGCGTCATCGGGGTCATAGCAGGTCACCACGCAGATAACCGGGAACGTCATCGTCTTCATCACGGCTAGCGGGAATAGGACGCGCTACGTCGTGCGGCGGCTCCAGGAACCGAATGCGCTTGCCAAGTGACCGGGCGTAGTGAAGTTCTGCGCGGGTGCTATCGCCGATGTAGCCGCCGACATTGAGAATCAGGACTTCGTCCGCCAGATCGATCTTGCGCAGGTGAAGCTCGTCCAATTCCGCCTTGATCCGGTTCCGGTGCGCTTCGGTGAACGTTGCGAATAAGTCTGTGTCGTTGCGCGTGTCACAACCGATAGTCAGCACAATCTTGCCCATCAGCGTCTCGTCGAAGTTTGCTCTACGGAACACTTCAAAGAAACGTGTTGAGCCGCATAGGCACACAATGATCGGTTGTGTCGTCATCGCTCACCGCTCCCCGGCCCGCGTGGCCGCGCGCTTGTCATTGTCGGTCGTCTTGTGATTCTTGCCCAGGTGGTGTCGCACCGTGTTTGGTGCTATACCCATAAGCAGGGCGATCCGCAGATCGGGGATACCTGCCTCATGAAGTTCATGCAGGCGTTTGAGGTCGTTCGCAGTCAAGACGTTCGCGGTCGGCACGTTTCAACCTTTCATCAGTAGCAGAATTCTGCTACCTGCTCTATAATAAAAAAGAGCGAAATGCTACTACTAAGTATAGGCAGTTTTTCGCTAGTGTCAAGCCCCCAATTTTACGGCACAATGAAAGGGTATCGCAGATGACAAAGGGGCCACACAAAATGAGCTTTAGGGCGGATCGGCTGAAACAGGCGCGGAAGTTGCGCCAGATGTCACAGAAGGAACTAGCCACTATGGTAGGCGTAGGATTACGAACGATGGGAAGCTACGAGCAAGGTATCAGTAACCCCGACTCCAATGTCCTCTCCAGAATGGTCAAAGCCCTAAGAGTAAGTGCAGACTACCTCTTGGGGAACGTCAACAAACCCACCGAACACCTGGCGGAAGTCGATCCCCAAGCGCTGGCCCTGGCTGTAAGCATCATGGAACTTCCAGAGGGCAGCCGTAACGCGATCATCGGGATAGTTCAATCGATGAAGCAATCGCGCCGCCAAAAGTAAGTTTTTTACATGTCTCAATTCGCTGGTTGATAACTCCGATAAGTCCTCGGCAAGCCTTTGCGTCTCGCTGTCTGCCATCCTGCGTCCCTCCCGCGCGCGTCGTACACGTCGATGTAGGCGTTCTAACGATGCAGCGGGCGCGCCCTGAGCGCTGGCGGGGCGCGTGGAGTTAGGAGTGGCGTTCCATTTTAATTATAGTACCTTTTTACTATGAGGGGGTATTCTTTCCGTCACAGCGTAGGTTAAGCGTATAATAAGTGTCACATTGGGCAATATGACAAAGTGTAAAATCTCATGTCAAATTCGGCGCGGCGACACATCGAACGGTTATTCGTAGCCAAACGGCTGTACATTGGTTCCCCCGATGGTCTGTCTGATAGCGCCGTCGCCGTGCTCTTGCGCGTGTCACGTTACACCGCCTATCGCTACCGCCTCGAATTGTCTGCCGTCCGGGTATCGCCGGGCCGCTATTCGCTCGATCCTAGCGCCGATGACATCCTGCTGGCACACACGATACTTCTGCGCGTGGACGGCGCGAACCCGCATCGGCCCGCGCGCCGGACGCCGCGAGCGTAGCGGCGGCGACGGAACCCCCGATTATTGGGGGGTATTGGTGCTTGACAATGTATAGCAGTATGCTATACTGTAAGCATAGTCAAGTGAAGCACGAAAGAGGCTGCAATGGCGACCAATAACCCGACGAATGAGAATGCAGAACTAGATTGCAAACACTGGTCAGATGAGGAAACCCCGGATGAACTGCTCCAGCGGACGCTGACTGATTTCTATGCAGCAGTGCGCTCCATCGAGAATGTACCGTATGCGGCCAACCGCAGCGAATATGAGGCGGCCTGTGTATCGCGCGGAATCGTCCCCCTGTCAGATCATGAATGCACGGATTACGGCATTCAGTACGGCGAACATTCGCCCTGGTTGAACGGCGACAAAATCGAGAACCCGCCGGAACGCTGCATCGAATTGAAACTCGCAGCCCGACGCGGACAAGGCGTTATCGCTGAACGCAAGGCGGCTCAAGCCGCGCGTAAAATAGCGCTCCCAGAACCCGTAATGGTCAAATGCACCTGCGGACACATGGTTGAAAAATCAGAGGTAATGAGCGCCAGCCTCGGAACGTCATGCCTGAACTGCTACGACCGGATGAGTGCATAATGCCACGCCAACAGAAAAACGTCCGACTTCCGGCACTTACCATCCGGGAGTTGAACTGGCTCAAGACGCAATACGGTATGTCGGAGAGCGAAGTTATCATCCTAGCAATCGACACGCTCTATCACCGCCGCGAGGAAGTGACACCAATCCCGCGAGATTGCGGTAAAGAACTGGTGAAAGACATCATAGAAGACCATGCAGTTCTCGACCACGACTAGCCCCCCCCCGCCCCGCCATCGCGCGGGGCGTTTTCGTGCGTAGCGGCGGCGCTTGACAGCGGCGGCGGACGGGTGTATCTTATGTGTATATTGCGCATATAAAGCGGGGCTATATGGCACAGAATACGGGCAAGGGAAGACGTTTGAATCTGAAGCTTGACGAACGCACGAGCGAAGAATTGACCTATCTAACCGAGCGGTATGGCGAGAATGCCACCGTGATCATCCGGCGGGCAATTCGTTTTATAGCTTCGAACGACAGGAAAGCGGATCAGATGGCGTTGCAGCAGTTCGAGGCGCAGCGCCAGCGGACGGCGCGGGAGGAATGAGATGAAGGACATCAACGATTTAACAGACTGTGAATTGCTCGTTTTGATGCGATACACATCACAAATAGAAGCAGCCCGCCAACCGGAAGAGGTTAAACTATTCCCGGCGTGGACTTACTATCATCGAAAAGACGAAAAGGACTGGTACGGTCGATATATCCCTGACTCCGTTCTCTGTTGGTGGTATGTTGCACAGCGGGAGGTCGGCTGGTATTGGTACGAGAACGGACGCATTCAACCAGGCGGACAACCATATCACCCCGTGTTTCACGGCCCGTTTGATGCTGCGAAACTGGCGATAATCGATTGCGAACGAATGCACGCCGACGCGGCGCGGGAGACGGAGCGATGACGCAGCGCAAATTAGACCCGCGAAAAATGGTTTACAACGTGATGATGTGGAGCAAGGCGCTCGTTCCCGTCATCGCGCTTTTTACGGCTATCGCCTCGGCAGTGCGCACGTTCATGACCACCCGTGACATATATGCATCGGGCGGCACCGATCCGAACGTAGCCGCCGCCGTCGCCGCGCTGCTGACCATCGGCGTCGAGGGCGCGATCTTCGTGCTGGCGCTTGCGCAAGAATGGCAGGAAATTAAGTGGCGGCAATCCAGGCATAAGCGGCACGTTCTAAGCGTAAAAAGTGTCATCCACTGGTTCAAAGAGCGGATAGGAATAGAGGAGCCGGCCAGCTACGACCAACTGCCGGAACGGCGCGATTTAATCAAGGTGGTGTTGTACATCGCTTTCGGCTATGCACTGATCAGTAACTTTAACATCGGCGTGCGCCCGTTGATCGAGAAGGTAGGAAGCACCACAATCCAGTCATTCATAACCGGCCTGGCGAATGCGAACGCCGACATTCAGATCGCCTTTTTTGTCGATATGGCAAGCATTCTGTTCCCCCCATTCATGGCGCTCGTGGCAGGCCTGTTAACCGCCCGTTTCGCCTCGGAAATCGTCAATGCGATGACGCGCCAGCAAAACCGAAACGAACGAGTTGCGCCAGACCTTATTGGACCATCAGTGAAAGCGGCAGCAAGACCTGGGCGAAAGCGCGTAATGAATGCTCGTGAACGTGTCCGTGAACACCTGAGTGCACACCCGGAAGACGCTGGTAAAGCCCAGGCGAAGCTGGCACAAGAGATTGGTGTTTCGGTCGGGATCGTGAATGCGATCCTGAATGAGCGCAAACCGGAAATCGAGATCGGTAGCAACGGCAACCATAAGGAGCAAGCATGAATAATCAACTCAAGGCATATATCAATGCGCAGATGATGGAACAGCAGAGGCCGTTTGAGGTAAAACGCCGCGAGACTCGTGCGAAACATCTGGAATACGTACAAGAGTTCCGTCGGCGTTATATTCATTTTCCGATTGAAAAGCTCGCCGAATACCGTGAGAAGTGTAAGCCTCGATATAGCATCGAACTGGCGCTTGACTTTGTAACATTCCGCGAGATATACGACAGCGATGACATTACCGAACTTGAAGCCAATATCATCTACGAGTTCATGGGTGTCATCAGCGACGAATTAGGGCGACGAGATACGGAGTAGCACTAAGGAGGCTAACGGTGAGCGATAATGTAGTCTATGACATCAATGAGATTCGTGAGAAGTTGCGGGCTTATCTCAACAAAGAACCCAACCGGGCCGTTATATCGGCGGGCGATTCGGCCTATGCACTGCTCTTCATCCTCGATTTCTTGCACGAACGATTCGGCGCGGGTATTGACCTGACTCAGGTTGAATTGCCCGAAACCGATGAGGAATTAGAACGTTATTTAGTCGAGATATTCAAAGGCGAGATAGTCAAAATCCCTGGTATCGCTCGCCAGTCTATCTCAAAAGGCAACATAGTAATCAATGATGGCAATGATTGGCGGAACGCCGGGATGGGACGAGACGTACATTATTCCGGCGTCGCGCTCATCTCCGCTGCGCCGGGGCAGCCGATTATCGTGGCGAAAAGGAAGGGGGACTAAATGACGAAACACATAGGCATTGAACAGTCAGAACAAGATAGCGGCACCGTAGATTGGGCCGCCGACCGAGCGGCGCGCGAATTGCTAGATGAGCTGAGAGATTTAGGCGTATTCCGCGCTAGACTAACCAAACTTCAAATGAGCGAACTCGGTTTAAAGCGCCTCGAATTTGAGGCCGCCGTAAATCCACAGTCAACGTTTGGTGAAGACAACGTAACGCAAATCTTCCTCGATGCCATCGACGCAGAGTTGTACCGCCGCAGCAAAAAGGAATAGCCGCCATCACAGCGCCGCCAGCCAGCCGTCGAGCGAGCGGGCGGAGCCGTAGTCAGCGGGCGGCGGCCCACACGGCGCGGTCGTAACTGCGTGCCAGCGCCGCAATCTGCGGAGCCGCCGAGTCCATGCACGAGTAATCGAAGCGCGGCGCTCCCCCGTATGTCCAGTACATCCAACACTTGACCCAGGGGTCTGCTTTCAATCGTTCCAAATAGCCGCGCATGTCATTACAAATACCTTCCGCGCTGCCGATGCCTGCGAAGTCCGACGCGCTGGCACCGACCTCACCGAGCAAGATCGGCATACGAGAATCTTCCGGTATCAGGTCACGGTAGATGGCGTAATGCGCCCCGCCATACCACGACCATACGTTGTCGTCATAGGCAATAAGGTCGCCGCGAGCGTCGAACCACATAGCCGAGCCGGGGTCGTTCGTGCCCTTGCCGTCCCGAACTATTCCGTAGCCGTGATAGACGTAGAAGTTGCCTATCTCTTTGCCAAATTTCATACACCCGGACTTGACGCGGTGTGTCCATGTCGGCTGTGGGCGCGTGATGCCATTCTCATCACGGAAGGTCGGGTATGGATTGCCAACGCTATCGGTAAACACGGCGACGCGGCGGCGCTGCTCATAGGCCGCTTGTTGGATACCGAGATACCAGTAACCGTCGTTGGGAAAGTTCTTTTCGCAGTGTCCCCAGGGGGTTATAATCACGTCGGGATGTAACTGGCTGTGCGTCTGCTGGTTTATTGCCTTACGCCATTCGTCGCGCCCGCGCTGTACGTCCCGGTCGTCGCCAAAAGGTTCGGCGTGGCCGTCGCCTTCGCCGTTGACCTGTCGGAACAGGACGTATGGAACAGCCATTTCAGCCAGGCGGTTCGCCAGGCCCGTATCGTTGATGATCGTCGCGCCAGCCAGGAGTCCATCTTGTGCGAGGCCGATCATACACTGGTAAGCCTCGGCATTCATGCCCTCGTGCCGGTGAATGCCGAATGTCCAGTGCAGTAGCTCCGCTGGCGCTACGTAGGGCGGTCAACACTCATCCACGAGGCGCTGACATAGCCGACTTGTCCCAGGTAATCGGGTATCTTCAGCCAGCCCGCCGTTCCACTGTCCACCACCTGGGCAGATTGCCCGTAGACCAGGCCGCCGATGCGCACGCCCGTCACCGGTTCGGCGCGCACTTTCAGCCCGTCGGTCGCCGTGCAGTACATCGTCACCGTTTCGACCGGCGGCGGCGGGTTGACCGGCGGCGGCTCAAAGCCATCGATAACAGTATCGAGGTCAGTCATGGCCGCCTGTACATTGTCATAGGCCGCCTTGAGCGTAGTCAGATCACTTGCCATCCCATGACTCCTGAAAAATGAAACCGGATCAACGTAGTCCCTGTGCAAACGGGCGTTGTCGTCACGCGGCCAATCCCAGGGCGTGGCCGCCAGCACGTCCGTCGGCGACAGATCGAAGTGCAGATGATATGGGTAGACGCCGAATGCGTTACCCACGTCGCCGATGCGCATACCGGGGTAGACAATCGCACCGCGCTCCACCTGCATGTTTTCCACGTGCGCCGAACGGCTGTACACCACACTGCCGTCGGGCAGGTCGTGCCGGATCACGATCAGGTTTCCCCAGACCGAAAAGCCGGGGAGCATGACCCGTTGCGCAAACGTCACCGTTCCCCAGGCGACGGCGACAACCGGGCAGTGGGCGATACTCCCCTCCTGGAACAGTACGTCGATCCCGGTGTGATAGCCAAGATCGTAGTAGTTTCCAAAAGGGTTTGAGATGTACGCCCGGCTATCGGCAATCGGACGGCGGAACGCGAGAGCTTTCACCCAACCTCGCCGCCGGTCGCCTTCTTAAAGATAATCGCCAGAAGTTCATTCTTGATCGCTTCCAACGATTTCGGTAGGCTGTTGCGCGTGTCGATCCACTGATCGACCTGGATACCGCCGAATAAGCCAAGAGCGCCATAAAATACAAACTGGCTGAGCTTGTCCTGCCACTCGGCTGTAATGTTCGGGATGGTGGGCACGAGATAAAACGCGACCGCGCCGACAATCAGCACGAGCACACGTTGCAAACTGAGTAATTCCAGGACTGGCTCGACAACGGCCCAATGACTGAACTTTGCCCAGAATGCTTGCAGTTGAGCGATAAACGATTGAAGTACTTTCATTTGATCCTCCATAGCCCAGGTTGGCAGACTCAACAGATTTCAACAAGTCGCGGATCGTGTTCTGGCGCTCCAACAGCGGCAACGCGGCGATACGCAGCGCTTCGCTTTCGACGCTCATTTCGCGCGCAGATACCGCGCCGCGACGTACCGCCCTTCGCCGATCTTCGCCCATTCGCCCTGCACAGTTAGGACGGTAACGGTCGCGCCTTGTTTTAGCGAACCGACAATCGCCCCACCGGGCGCATTACGCACGTTCAACCCATCGGGGATGACTTCTGCCTTATGCGACGGCTCGGCAGTATGTATCGCCGTGACCACCACCGGGCGCGGCGTGGCGTGCTGCTGTGTCGGGCTACTCAGCGGTTCGGCTTGCGCCGTGGACGCAAGCGTAGCGGCGGGTGTGGCAGCGGGATGAAGCTCTCGCCAGCCAGCGAGTCCAAACCCGGCGACAAGGAATATCAACGTAACCCAAATTCCGAGACGGTATCTACGCATTCGGTAGCCCCCTAAAAAGTGAGAGTTGATCCATGCGGTTTAGGCGTACAATAAAAGGTGAGGTACGACTATGAAACGCCTGACGCTTATCCTCATCCTGACCATATGTTCGCAAGTCGCCCCGGGGCGCGCTGCCGACGGCATTCTGCCGATTGAGCGCCTGATCGTCGATAGCCCGGTCGAATGCGGCGCGGCGTGGGATGGAACCGGGCAGTTGATTTACAGTGCGTGCGGGCCATTTTCGGACCGCGTAATCATACCTGATGAAATCATGATCACGGTCGTCGGGAGCGGTACAGTAACTCACAACCATCCTGAACCCGGCTGCTGGACGTTTAGCCCTGGCGATCTTATATTTGCAGCGAGCGCCTATCTCCAGGAGTTTCGCGTCGTGGCATATCGGAATGGCGTCGTGACCGTCTCTATCCTGCGCCGCGTTGCCAACATTTGGAAGATGCCAGATGGTGAAATCGAGGCTGAAGAACGGCGGCAACGGCAAAGCGGCTGCGATTATCTGGCTACCGCCTGGAGCAACCTGGCAGCGCGCTACGGTTTCGAGTACACGGTAATCCACGACTAACATCAACATTCCTCGGCAATCATCGTCACCGGATAGGCATTGTTATAAATCGTCGAAGTCTGCCCTGCCGTGACAGACCGATATTGCAGCTTAAACGACTGAGCGACGTTCGCTGTCAAGCCCGTAAACAGCGCCTCCACTTTGATTTGCGACTGTGCATTCTGGATACACGACGTGATACCGTGTGTGGCATCGCCGAAACGGGCCGTCAGGCCCACGCTATAAATGTCGAATTCGGCGTAACCGCCCGCCGCCGTCGCGTTAAAGATGAACGTCACCCGCACGCGCGTGCTCGTGGGTGTGAGCGTGACGATCAGGTTTGTCGCGTCCGCATCAGCCCAGGTCGCCAGCGTTGTCGTCAGGTTTGCCGAGCCGACATAGGTGCTCGACGCGACCGTGCGCCCGGTATGCAAATAATCGATGAATGCCTTAATGACGTTTCCCCAGGCCACCGATTCGATTGTTTCACCCGCATTTACTGTTGGTATAGCTGTTGGCAATTTACAGACTCCATTTCGCCGTGCCGTCCCATTTCGCCGTATCCCATACCGCGTACGTGTCCGAACCCAGGTCGTGCAGATAGAAGGTAATCGAGCCGGTGCGCCCCGGCCCCAACCCGGAATAGGCCAGCCCGGTAATCATGTACTTGGCCGCCGACAGCCCGGTATGACTGTCCGTGATAGACAGCGTATCCCCGATTTCTATTGCCATGAGATGCGCCGAATTGAGCAAGTTCTGATTCATGAAGGTAATGCTGTTCAGGCGGTAGGCCGGGTCTTTGTAACGACTGAGCAGCCAGGTTGCCAGCGTTTGGCCCCAATCCGTCACGGTGGTCGCAATGGGCAGGGTCAGCGACAACAGTTTGCGCCCGTAGGCGTCCTGTGACGTGGCGTCCTCGGCTAATCCCAAATTCGACTGGTAGCGCGTCAGGCCCACGCCGCGTACTTGCAATTTGGTGAAGCGCAGCGGACCGGTGCACGAATTGGTAATGGATACCTCGACGCCGTTGCCGACCATTGCCACGCACAGTTTTACGAGCGCACTGCCGGTATAGCTGACTTCAGCCCCGTCGTCACACTCCCAATCCGTCGTGGCAACCAGCGGCGTAACGATGCTGTAAATGCCCATGGCTTGCCCGGTAGTCGGGTCGGTGGCAGGCAGCTTGACGACCTTCGACTGCGCCTGGTCTCGCAGCGGTTGAGTCAGGTTCCAGCGCTCGGTTAGCCCGCTCATGCCAGGCACAATCTCATTACCCTTGCTCGCGGCGACTACGCCCGTCGCCAGCACGCCCGCCGGGGTATAGGTCACTTCGACGCGGTTGTACAGTTCATCGGCGGTATCGGCGGACACCATCTCGTTAAACTGACCATTCATGGTGTAGTCAATGGTTGCATTGGCCTGCTCAAACCAGTACAACCGGTTTTTGAACGTAATCGTGCCGGAGCGACTTATCCAGAAATACGAACCGTGTTCGCTTTCGACTATTTCCCGCAGGGCGGACATGGCGTCGATGTCGCGCCACGTGTCGCAAGCGTAGGGGAACGTATCCTTGCCCGTTGCCAGCGACGGCGCGAGGTCACTGGGCAGGTCGGTTCCCCCGGCGAAATTCGCGCCGGATAGCGTCGCCCACGCGCCCGTGCTCGCCAGCGTGTAGGCGTTACCGACCGTGCCTCGCAGCGTGGCGGACAGCGTCAGCACCGCGCCGCCGATGCTGAAGATAAAATCCATGTTTAAGGCTTGCCAGGCCGCGCCATCCCAATACTTGGCCGAACCGCCCGTGTAACCGGGTGCGCTGGCGTCGGCGGCCCATAGTACAAATTCAGTAGCACTGGCTGCCCGGCTCGTTGAAAGCACAAGATGGTATTGCGTGTCCTGCGCCAGCCCGAAAGCGTTGGCGAATGTGAACGTCGTCAAGCCGTAGGTAGTCGTGAGCGAGCTTTCCGCAAGCGTGGTCGTGGAGTCGGGCGAAACGAGCGAGCCAGATGCGTCGCCGCCGCTATCCGTTTCAACGCGGAGCGTATCTGTCCCTGTGGGCAAACCAAATTTGCACAGATCAAGTTGTAGTGTGCTGATGGATTGCGCAATGGGTACCTGGAACCCTTGCGCGAGCTTGTCTTTCTCGGTGATGGCGGTGGTCGTGATCTTAACGTCCATCTCGCCCACCGGGTCCCAAAGGACATAAGCTCCGCCGTCCGTGCTCACGTAGGCGTCGCCATCGGCATAGACGCTGGCATTGGCAGCCTTTGACAACCAATAGGCATTATTAGGACTTGACCACGCGGCAAAACTGACAAAATAGGTCGTGGCGTCTTCTAAATAAATGGGCACGGCCAGCGTATGATAATACCAAGCCGCAACAGTTATCGTGGGCGTCCAGGTTGAAGTATAGACAAGCGCCCCGGTTGCATTAGTTTTCCTCAGTTCGATAGTCAATGGCGACGGCGAGCCGACTTTGCTATCAATGTATAACCCAATGGTGGACAGCTTGCCTGCTTCCGTTGTCAGAAAGGTTTCGGCGGAGCTATATTCTGTACCCGCCACGTCGCCAATCGTAGGTGAAATCGTCGTCGCTGTCGAAGTCGTGATGACTTCACCCGTCATTGCCGCCGCTTCTAGCGCAACGTCGCTATCATAATTGCTCGCCGCGTTCGCCGTGCCGAGCGTGGCGACGCTGGTCACAAAACGTGGCAACGTGCTGCTATAGTAGGCCGTGCCCTCGCCAGTGCCCTTGTTTATCCACTGGCTCAGGTTGTCACCGCACTCGTAGATGTCCGCTCCAATGTCAACGTCGTTCGCCGCTGCCGGGGCGGCTACCCATTTGGCCGTATAGGTGCTCGTGCCATCTCCCAGAACCAATGTATCATTGGCATTTGGCACGGCGTCGAGTGTGACTGTCGCCGTCGCTACGGCGGCCTTGAGCGCCGCGTTGATGACGTGCCGTATGAGCGTATCAGAACGAATATTCGTCAGCGTTTGCAGGTTGATGTACTCGTTCTGCATATGGCCTAGAGCGTCCTGGCATTCGAGCGACGCTTCGCGCGGGCCAAGAGCGCCAGCTTGCACAGATAGGCTAACCGTCTTGCCTCGGAACAGAACCCAGGTCGTCACGCCGTCACTGATATCGATGCGCACCGGGCGGCCCGGTTTTAGCTTGCCGTACAATGGCGAGTTGGCGTAAAACGGTGAGAAGCGCTGCGAGGTGTTGTTGAGCAGGAGCGTACATGTGCCGACGTAGGCCATGTGCTCTAGCGGGTCTTGCACGCCGATGTTAGTTGTGATGTCCTTGACGTAAGACGAGATGTTGTCAATCGCCGTTGTAAAGTCGGGTGTGCCGGAGCCGCTGTAATCCCAATCCACGTAGACGGTGAAAGTCATGGCCTCGTAGGTTGACATCAGGCCGTCGCTCCGCCCGGCCTGCCAATCGGCGCGATACCGCGCCGCCGCAGTTCGGCATCGACCATGCCGACCAGTCGTACCGGGTCATTCACGCCGTAGGCATTCAAGGTTATCGAGCCGACCGCCGAGCCGCCCGACGCCTCTGTAGAGCCATGCGGTAAAATCATGCCGTTGGCGCCGGGAATAAACCATTCCCAACCGCCTTCGCCGACCTTGTATTTTTTGCCCTTCGTCACCGTGCCGCCGCCTTGCCGCGCGCCAGCACCACCACCACCACCACCACCACCACCGCCGCCACCACCACCCAACGCATCGAACGCAGCATCGGCGGCGCCGGGAATGCCGAGCAGCGTGCGGTACAGTTCGCCGAACAGCAAAACCATCGGGTTGATACCCTTAGCGATAACCGGCGACCCTTTAACGGAATTTTCGAGCAGGACATTAAACGATTTGGTAGAATTCGGGCCGACATTGGCGATACTGGTGCCCAGGTCATTGATGGTTTTGGTGACATCGTCCATCGGATTTTTGATGGCATCCCGTATTCCGTTCATGCTGTCACCAACTGCGGTTTCCGTAACCTTCGGGTCAGGGCCGAGAATCAAGTCCTGGAACCACTTCGGCCCGCCCACAATGCCCTTCAGCGCCTCTCGTAACTTATCCGATAGCACCGCGCCAGCGCCGGACAAATCAAGCTTTCCGAACGCCGCCGTGATAAACGGGCCGGTAGCTGCGATTACGTCGCCCAACGCCTTGTTTATTTCCGGCCCGGCAAGTGTAATCGCGTCTGCAAGCCGGTCTCCGAACGGCGCAGCGGCAGCATCCACGGTCGGTTGTATTTGGCGCCGCATGGCGTTGCCCATATTCGTCAGATCGTCGCCGGTCAATTCCGGCGCCTTTATTTTCCCAATCATATCCAAACGTATTTCGGGTAGATTGGCCTTTGCGCCAGTGATCGCGTCAGCTAACAACTTACCCAAATCGGGCACCTGCGGCGACAAAATAGATAGAAAGTGCTGAACCGCCGCTTCAAGTTCTGCCAGCGCCGGACGGATATAAGTGTCCCACGCGTCGGTCACGGATGTCCGAATGCCGAGCCAGTCCTTATTCCAGACCGTTGCTACCCCGCCGACTACTGCCGCAATGGCACCGAGCGGCGACAGGATAGCGCCGATAATCGCGCCGAGTGGCCCGGCGGCAAGCATGACGCCCGTAAACAGCGCCGCCAGTTGCACGAGCGCCGGGTCAACCGTGCCGATAGAGTTGACCAGTCCGGTGAGGAAACCCGCCAGCGATTGCAGCGTCGGAATAAGCGCGTTGCCGATGCCTTCCATCACGTCGCTGAAAGCGTTCTTCAGCTTGTCCAGCGCCCCGGCAAAAGTATCGCCCGCTGCGACGGCGCTACCGCCAAATTCGCGCGCTACTTCGGCTACGATGATGCCCATCGCTTTCGCAGTATTCCCGGTGCGCATGAAATTACGGATCAGGCGCTCTTGAGTATTGTTCAATTGCACGCCATAGCGGCGCAAAGAAGTAACGCCCATAATCGGGTCGTTTAACGCTTTGCCGAGCACCAGCGCGGCGCTTTTGGCGTCCGTGCCCAGCGCCGTCGCCATGTCAAGCACGGCCTCGGTTGCACCGGGGAATATATCCTTGCCGATGTTTGTGAACGTCAGCAGCATATTCTCGGCGGATAGTACGGTCTCATCGCTGAACCGCGTGGTTTTCTGTAGCGCGCTGGCGAGTTTCAGCGCTTCCTCGCGGGTTACGCCCGCTACGCCCGCCGTCGATTTCAACACAGCATCAAGTTGCGCAATTGACAACTGCGCTTCGCCAGCTTCTTTGATCGCGCCAGCCAGGAACCCGGCCACGCCAAACGCAGCGAACTGACCGGCCAGCCCGCCGAGCGCGCCGCCGATGCCCTTGAGCTTCGTTGTCGCCTTGTCCTCTACGTCAACCAGTCCGTAGAGAGACGCGACCTGCGTTCCTGATGCCATTATTTATTCTGTGGCCCTGGCCCTTTGCCCTCTTCTGCCCATAGTGTCAGACAATCCAGCACGTCGTAATACGGCATGCTGTCCACGGCGGTCGGCAGCACGTGCAGCCGCTCGGCAATGCGCACCCGATTGATACGCCAGACCATGTCCGGCGAAAAGATGACGGAGCCGGGAACCAGCATACTAATCCTGATCATCCCGGCGTCTAGGCGTTTGGGTCATCAGACCCGCCAGCGCCCTCTTGCAACGCCTGAAGTAGCTCACTTACCCGATCTTTACGCAACCATTCGGCCACTTCGCCAATCTGGCTGAAATCGATTGTTTCGGGCGCGCGTTTGACCAGCCATTCGCGAGGAATGCTGACTACTGACCGACGTAACATATCCTGAATTCGAGCCAGGATGGTGTCATAGCGTCGTAGCTGCTCTTTCTCGTCTTTGATGTCCAATGCGGCGGCAATGATTGATTTCATCTTGCCGAGATCGATACTCTCTTTCCATGAAAGATCGCTAAAATCGAATTCGGGCTTGACGCCGTTTGCCGCTGGCGCTGTGACCACCTCTGCCACGTCGACCGCCTGGGTCTGCCCGTCGCCTGGACGGGTTTCGTTGTCGATCATTAGAAGGTGTCTCCATCAAAACCGTCTCGCTCTGGCACGTCCGCGCCGTCGCATTTCACGCTGAACACAACGGCCTTTTTTTCGACCACCGTCTCGAACGGACATTCGGAAATACCCACTTCCTGCTTGAAGCGCGGCATGCCAGTGCTATTGCCTTTTGGCCCCACTTCGAGCATTGTGATCGTGCCGGGCTTCAGCTTGCGCATGAGCGCCACGGTTTCGCTGTTGCTGTCGGGCATGACCAGCGATAAATCGTAGCTGTAGTCGCTCAGGCCCTCGGCCCGCTGCTTGTGCGTGACGTTGCCCGCCGTCGTCTCTTGCAGGTCGTTTTTCGGCGTAACTTTCGCGCTCTGGAAATAGCCGTCGATGCGCAGTCCGCCTATAACGATATAGGCGCTGTTGCCGTTGAATACTGCACCCATCAGGTAATCCTCCCCATGAGTATCCGTAGATAGAACCCGTCGTGATATTCCTGCGTGGTGTTCGCCGCGCGCTGCACCACCTGGTGAATAGCCCCCTCTTGCATCGTCGCCGTGATAGTCCAGTCCGTACCGGCGTCAAGATAGCCCGTCGTCACATCCTGCGTGCCCATGTCGTCAAACCAGGTCACGAGATTCGCTTCGGCTACAAATGCCGCGTCCATAGACGTTGTAACGGCCTTGACGATAAACACGTGCTCGGCTTGATGGCTGTCGTTCAGGTTATTCACTTCCCCGCCGCCAGTCCAGAAATAGTGATAGTACGGCGGCTTATTACGCGGATCGACATAGTCGCTATAGGCGGGCGTATCGGGATGTTCCCGAAAGCGTGCATCTAGCGCCTTGTAGGCCGCGTATTTGTGTGTGATCGTCATGGCTTAAACAACCCCCAGGCTTTAGCCGCCTCGATAAACTTCCCGCGCGCGCGCTCGAAAGCGGGCACGACAAACGGGCGCGGGTAGCCGTTCAACGCCAGTTCATGCACCACGCCGTACACCACGCCGTCATGCACGATGCAGCGAAACTTGCCCTCCTGTTCGACTTTCATGCTCGCCCGGAGTGCGCCCGTATCGACGCCGGGCGGCTCGCCCACCGGCGCGATAGACGTGCCGAAGCTCTGCACGATGTCGCTTTTGATGTACTCGGCCACGGACCGCACGAAGCGCGACAACTTGTCCGGGTTATTCCGCGTGATTTTGTCCAGCATGGCCGTGTCAAGTTTGTGCTGCATAGTTAGGCTACCGTTCGCAGATACCTGGCGAAGCTGAAGCCGCACAGCGCCAGACCCAGGTGATAGAGAACCATCAGCATGACGTACTGCTGTTGCAGCACGTTGGCAGCCAGCCGGTCAACGCTTCCCGTCAGCAAAACGGCGATAAGCACGGCAACAACACTGGCGAATACAATCACGACGCTCAACACGTTAAGGATGATCCTGAGCGTCTTCATCGCTGCCTCACCACGACCGCCGCCGTGAACAGTTCATCGGTATAGTCCGTGACCAGCCCGGCCACGTGGTACACCTTGCCGCTCGACGACACGGTAATGCGCTGTTGCACCGCCAGCGCCGTACCCGCCGGGAAGACGATCCGAAACACGTCCGTCATGGTCTCCTGTCCGCCGACGTTCTGCGTATCGCTCGACGCCGCCCCGATGACGCGACATGCCACGCTGGCGGACACGACCGACCAGCTTTCGACCGGCTGGCCCACCTCACCCGTCGTCAGTTGCAGCGCCTCGATGGTGGCCGTGTCTTTTAGCCACTTATTCGTGGTCGTACGCAGCGACGCCCGTAGCCAGGTCGGTAGATAGCTCAATCGTCGTCATCCTCGTCATCGTCGGTATCGTCGTAGTCGGGCGATTCGGTTTGCAGACTATCGGCCCGGTACACGAACACGCTGCTTGTCGTCAGCGACGGCACGGCGAACGATTGGCACAGCAACAAACGCAGCGCCGATAGCGACTTGAAAGCCGAGGCGTTGTCCACCGTCAGCCAGTCCGCCGTGAAGTTCGGATCGGTCACCTTCGCCAGCAGCCAGTCGATGCACTGCACTGCCGCCGCGCCGACCGTCGTCTTGAGCGTCAGCGCGTAGTCGACCTCCGCGTCGGTCAGCTTGCCCGCCGTCGTGTCGGTGTCGTTGATGTGCAATCTGACCTTCCCCCGGTCAGTGGTCAAATCATACGTAAAAGTCAGTTTGCCCTCCTGTCTCTTTCGCGGTATACTTAGACTGCCTGCCGTCTAGGGTCGCACCCGAAGAGCGGACAATTCCACCGCCTGACGGCATGGACAATGGAATGTAGCGAAGGAATACGCTATGTATAACCGCGTTTGCCCACGATGTGACAATGACTTCACAACCCGCCATAAGCACCAAACCTATTGTTCGCGCCGATGTTATTCCCAACACGACCAACGCCATTGTGTAGTATGCGAACAACCATTTTGGTCTAAGCATCCCTCGAAATGCTGCAGCCCAGAGTGCGGCGGAATATACAAGCGCACCTATGAACGCCATGAGCGAAACTGTTTGCAGTGTGACAAGGCGTTTGTAGTGACTGCGCAAAGCCGCAATAAGCGCTTTTGTTCTCGCCAATGCGCCCGTTCCGCCAGTCGATTGACCGCTTCGCGCCCCTGCGCTTTTTGTGGAAAGATATTCACTCCACAGAGCAATCGCATCGCCGGACTTTACTGTTCGATGGATTGTTACGGGCGAGCCAATCGAAACCCTGATAGTCGTCGTTCTGGCGACAACTTTACGAATACGCAAAGGCGCGCTGTGATGAAGCGAGACAGTTTCGCTTGTGTCATTTGTGGTGCCACCATACATCTTGAAGTCGATCATGTTATTGCCGTCCGAGACGGCGGCACTAAGACTATCGATAACGGACAAACATTGTGCTACGACTGCCACCACGCAAAGTCGCGCCGTGAAAAGCAGCGTTGGGCATTCGAGCGCCGTCAGGGACACCGTTAGTGACATCGTTGCGCCGCGCCTACTCCGGTATCCACACGTCTAGCGAGATCGACAGGTCGGTTGCGGCTGTATAGGTGGGCGTCGCCACGCACACCAGATAGCCGTAGATGGCGCCGTCCGCCGCAAAAATGACGTTCGGCTTGTACTTCACCCAGCCGTCGGTGTCCGTGGCCCAGTCTGCCGCCGCGATTGCCTGCTCATAAAAACACAGGGCCTGGTCGGCGGCGGTAATGACGAACGCGGCAGCGTCGGCTATGGTGGTGGCTGGCACGGCGTTGAACAGGAACAGCTTCATCGCCGCGTTTTCGGCGTCGGCGTCGTTTAGCCGGATGTTGCCCAGGATACCGCCCCCGGCGGCGTGGCGGGGCAATGTGAAGGTCAGAAGGCCGCCCACGACATCATTGGCCGTATAGGCAACAAGGGTGATGGTCGGGTTGACCGTGATCGTCTTAAAAATTGACATCAGGACTCCTTCTACACTTCTTCCCACTCGATAGCGGGCAACGTTTCTACGAGTGAAGCCCTGGTTGCGATAACGAGTTGATCAAGAACCGCTATCTTAGCCAGGAATTCAACCTCGGTTATCACGCCACTCGATTCCTGAATAGACAATCGCCCGCGTTCGGCGTGTATACGGTCATGAATGACATCAAAGGCCTCAACCCATAGCCCGTCTTCGTTTTCAAGCTGCACTGTCGCTTTCCAACTGCCAACCGTAGCTGTAACATTCGGCATACTGCACTCCCGGTCGGGCGGAGAGGGGAATTAACCCCCTCTCCTGAAACTAAACTTACGTCACCATCTCGACGGCGACACCGGAGGTGTCGGCGCCGGTCACGTCGTTCATATTGCCCAAGAGCATCCCGCGATCACTAGCATCCCATTTGTCGAACCCGTAGCCCATGCAGTCTTGCATAAAGATTTTCCCGTTGGATGGGCTGGCGGGAATGAGGAACGCCGTCGCCATTGTCGTAGCGCTCTGATTCCACGAGTAGAAGAAACAGCGGTCGAACTTCAGCCAGCGGTCAACCGAGGTCGTGGCTGTGAGTTCTACCAGATAGGCGGTGCTCACACTCGTCCCGTTCATGCAGTGGATCACGCAATCACGGAACAGGTTTTGGCCGCTGGCCGTCGAGCCGAAGCGCAGCACGTTGGAGCCAGCCACAAAGGCGATAGACTGAGCGCCGAGCGTGCAGTTGACGAATACGTTGTTGTGTGAGCCGTTTAGCGACAGCGCGCAGGCGTCGTCAAGCGCGTTCGTGGCACAACCGCCGCCGACGAACTGGCAGCTTTCGAAGTAGCACCAGTCGCCAGTCAGATACACTGCGGTCAGGGCCGCCGAGCTGGCTGCGCCGCCGAACACATAGATGTTCTGCCAGATACAGCCGTTGCCGCTGATAGTGATCAGCGGCTCGTAAGCGCCCGCCGCCTGGATGATGCGTGCACGCGAGCCGAACATGGTTGGAGCGGCCACGCCGATGAAATGACAGTAGTTCTTAGCCCAGGAGAACGCCGCCGACAACGTCAGCGCCGAAGTGCCTGGAATGTAGAACAGAACGTCATTGTGATTCTCTGTCAGCAGCGCATAGGCCGCCTCGAGCGTCTTCATAGCCCGCTGTGGGCTTTTACCGTCGAACGTATCATCGCCGTGCGTTGGGTCTAGCCAGAACACGCTTCCCATGCCCGGCAAGCCGAAATTCGATGGCAGCACTGGCGAACCGTAGGAGAGAAGCCCGTATTTGAAGTTAGTAGGCATTTATCCCCCCTTAGCTTGGGTTATTCCCGTATATCCAGCGCCAGTCGCGCCAGCCCTGCGTATGCCGGGCGCGCGCGATCCACGTGGCGTACACAGTTTCGTCTTGCAACTTGCGCTTGACGCTGAATGGCACCCGGTTGATGTACAGCAGATCACGGTGCATCCGGCGCGAGTCAACCATAAACCAGGCGTTAGTGTCGCTCAGATAGTCCCAAACGATGATGTTCCAGCCATGAATGACGTTGACATTCAGCGCGTTTTCACCGATAGTCGGGTCCAGAGGCGCGTACTGTGCATGACCCCGGATGACAAGCGCGTCGTCTTCGAGCGCGGGCGGCACGATCAGCGTATCAGGATGGATACCCGCCAACATTCCGCGATCATCCTTGAAGGCACGCATGGCAAGTCGCACGGTTGCAACATTCGCTTTCGTCAGCGAGTACGTACCTTCGTTGTTCTGCGTGACGCCGGTGTTTTCCGGCCCGTTCGGATGCGCCGCACTGCACAGCCCCACCGCATCGGCACCGTCATAGGGCGCTGTGTCCGTGAAAGCGTTATTGAACACGCTGGCTCTGTCGTATTCATCCTTGGTGGCGTAGCTGTCCCCGATGGCGAAAGCGGCATCGAGCGCTACCCGATATTTGGCATCTTCGATCAGTGTCGCCTCGATAGGCAGTTCAACCACAAAGAGCTTAGGCGTCAATGTGGTTTTGTATCCGGCGCTATAGCCGACGGTGGGAATAACGCGCGTCTTCTCGAATTGATCCCAGGCGTCCGGCGATACCGCGCCAAAGTTCTCGAATTTCTCATAGGCGCTGTCTGACGATACGTTGTTATAGAGCGTTGGCCCAATGGGCGGCGTCTGGCGATCCATACCCAAGAATGTCCATTCGCGGATTCCGGGTGCAAGCAGATCGGCCCAGCCCTCAGGAATTAAAGGCCCTGGCATAGTGTGTTACCCCTTCCTTACTGGTCTTTCAGGAACAAATGATGCCCCTGATTAAAGATTACGAGAGTTGGCTCGGTAGCCGTTGACGTTTCGTAGACGACGAGTTCGGCGTTGACCGTAGCCCCTACTGTCATCGCGCCCGTTGCCCCGGCAATGTCGAGCGTCGCGCCGATTACCCTGGCATTGGCGTCGTACACTTCCAGGATCACATCAGGATCGACGCACACGCGCATTTTCGTTACCACCGTTGTGCAAGAGACCGTTTCCATGACAGGCCCTACCAGAGCGGTGTCGGTAGTAACCGCCGGGTCGGCATATCCCGACTCGATGTTTACCAGATCGCCCTTGTGATAGGTTGCCGTGTCATGGGCGGTGACATCCTGATAATGGAGCGTTTCGCCGCACAACCGCCCACGAATTCTGAACCCGGCAGAGGTGTCGAGTATTGACATGACAACCTCCCTTTACTGATCTTTTCTAAACAGGTGGTGTCCCTGGTTGAAAATCAGTAGCGTTGGTTCGGTCGCAGTCGATGTTTCATACACGACAAAATCCTTCTGGGATGATGTCGTCTGCGTCATCGCGCCCGTAGCGCCCGATAGGTCGAGCGTTGCCCCGATAACACGCGCGTTCGGATCGTAGATTTCCAGGATGACATCGGGATCGGTGCACACGCGCACTTTGGTCGTGGAGTCAGTGCATGATACAGTTTCCATAACCGGGCCAATCAAGGCCGTATCGGCCGCCGCGCCGAGATGAACTTCACCTGTCTCGACGTTGACAATATCACCCTTGGTATGCGTCGCGGTATCTTTGGAGAGAATATCCTGATAATGGATTGCCCCTCCTGAGATACGCCCGCGAATTCTGAATCCTGCACTGGTGTCCAGGATCGACATAGTTACTTCTCCTTCATTTCAAGTTCCTCAGTGCTGACATAGCGCTGCCCGGCGTCTTCGGCTTTGCGTTTGGCGTACTGATCAGGCTTCATGCCCATTTTCTTCGCCATCATGAGTTCCGTCGCCGTGAGTTTCGTCGAGCCGCCCTTGCCTGTGTCGCCCGCCGCGCCCGGATCGAGGTTCGGCGCCGTGCGCTGGCTAAACAGGTCGGCGTTAGCATCTAGCCACGCCATTGTTTGGAGCGGGTCGGCGAATTCGGGCACGCGCTTACGCAGTTGCTCAGGAATGGCATCTAGCCGTTTCTGCAACATCCCGGTAAACGTCGTCTCGATTTCTTCGGCCCGCTTGGCCTTTTCGCGCAGCCCGTCGGCTTCGGCCTTCGTCTTCTCGTACAGCGGTCGGTACTCGCCGGCCTCCGCCTGTCGGGCCTCGTCCGCTTTGCGCTGCGCTTCCTCTTGCGCCTTCAGTTTCTCTTGCGCGTCCTTGTTTTTGGTGCGGTAACTGGCTGCCTCTCGATTGGCTTTCGAGATGGCATCCCGCGCCCACTGAGGCAGCGCTTCGAGATTTTGTGTTTCGCTCGGCTCCGGGCCTTGCCCGTCATCGCCCGCCAGGGGCAGTTCATTCTTGTCCGTCATCGCTCGTTATCCTCCAGGGATACGTTGTCGCTATTACTTTCCTTTTTTCTTACTCCGGCGCGCTTCCTCGTGGGCGATGCGCACCGCCTGCGCAGGCTTGCGCCCGCTGCGAATCAACTCGGCGATATTCGCCTGGATAATGGCCTTGCTCGTGCCCTTTTTAAGAGGCATTAGAGGTTGCTCCGTCGCAGTTCGTCACGAAATTCTTGCAACACGTCTTTTGCCAGTTTTGCTTTTGTCACCTCGTCAGGCGTGGGGGCCGTGGTAATCTGTACGTCCGTCAGAAAACCCGGCCAATCGAGATTGAGCAGTTCTTCACTGCCTACTGCTTGCACGTAAACACGCACGAAATCGCCCGCCGCTACGTCGATAATGACGCGCTGTATCCGGGTGCCGTCCATACCCATTGCGGCGGCAATCTTCATGAGAAGCTCACCACCTGGGTTCGCCATTCTAGCCATTCTGCCCTCCATAGAACCGCTTCGCCCCGTCGCCTAGCAAGCCCTTGAGCGACGCTTCGCGCAGCATGCCGCCGAACACGTCGTCAACGTAGTGATGCGTAAAGTCCTCTAGCCGCACGTCGCCCGCTTGCCACGCCGCGAACCCGGCGTCGCCGAGAATGTCGCGCTGCCGCGCCTCGGATAGCGCGCCGAACTGCTCTATACCCGGCTGTACTTGTCTATCGAAACCCTTGACGACAATCAGCGGCACGGCGCGCCCGTTCCAGTGCTCGTCCAGGTGCTCCCCGATTTCGAGTTCGGCTCCGTGTTCAAACCAGCATGGTCCGCAGGTGTCCAAGTCTAAAGTTTCGAGTCTTATTACCTTCTCGATGATGTCGGCGTTCGCCAGTTCATCGGCGACGGTTGCATCCCGGAATGACGACAGGAACAACGTGCGCAGCATGGCTTGCGCCTGATAGGCGGGCAAGCCGTCCGCCAGTTCGGCCACCTGTCTTGCCACGGCGACAGGCCCCAGCCCTTCGACCATGCCAGATAGCACCACGTCTCGAATAGCCAGCACGATGTCATCGGCATAGGCGCTCAGTAGCTCGCGCCAGGCGTCGGTCGCCGTGTACTGCACCAGGCGGGCCACGGCCTCGGCGCTCGGCACGTTCCACTGCACACCGATAGCCGCCAGCATAGCGTCGGATAGGCCCGGCAGCGCCAGTTGGCGCGTGATCTGGTTGGCGGCATTGATCGCCGCCGTTTGGATGTCCAGCACCGCCGTGTCCAGCAGCGCCGCGTTGCGCCGCATGACATAATCAAGTTCATCCAGAAGCGCCTTAAACACCGGGTTCGTAGCGCTCCACTTGCTATCCATTTCAGCCAGCCGGGCCGCTTCGGCGCGGAACTGCGCCAGCCGCTCAGCAAGCAGGCCCGTCGTGCCGTTGCGGGCAATCGCCTGGATTACCGACGCAACGGCGTCGTCGTAGCCCTGATCCAGCAGTTGGTTCAGGAGTTCTTTGACCGACGGGATACGCGCAATCGTCGTCACGCCTTGACTTCAACCTCGAATTCGACGCCTTCAGGCACGTCGTAGGGCGCCACCGCATTCGCGCGCCACAGTTCATCGATTTCAACCAGCCGCGCCAGATGATCAGGCTTGACCAGGATCGGCGCGCCGGCTGGCAAGTCTTGCAGCGCAATCGCGTTGATCTTGTCTGGCCCTGCCGGTTGCTCAACCGTTTCGTCTATAGGTTCGTCGTATTTTTTCGCCATTGTTCCCCCCCCTTATGCCGTCAACGGGCCGCCGGGGCCGACGATCTTGAGCTTCATTTTCGTGGTCGTTTTGGCAACACCCAAAATAACGGGATAGTTGCCGCTCAGGGGCATCGTCGCCGACACCATCATCTCAAGCCCGCCCGCCGTCGCCGACAGACCTACCAGACCCGCCCCGCCAGCCGCCGTCAGAACGAGCGTGCCGCCGGGCGTAAAGTCGTCGTCTTCGGTGACGATGACAACAGGCTGTCCGTCCGCCGCGCCGCCCAGGGTAATGCCCACTACCGTCGCTTCCGCCAGGGTGCCGTCGCACTGCGCCAGGTATACTTCGGTGCCTGACTCGTAGACGGCCTGGCCTGCGGTCAGGGTCGCCCCCGCCGTGACTTTGCGCGTCTTGGCATTCGCGCCAGCCAGCACGTTTGCCGCTGTAACTGAAATCGCTGCCATTAGTTGACTCTCCTACCCTTCGAAGGTTTGATTTCTGCTGTATCCTCACTATCCGCGGCCACGACCGGCGGCGAGTACACCGGCTTCGAGGCGCGCGGCCTGAGTAAATCCGTAAGGTCGCTGTCCACGACGTTATCGACGTTTTTGCCAATCGCGTTAGTGAGCGTCGTGCGCAGGTCATCGTAGGCGTTGCGCATGTTGCTCGTGACGTAGTTCAGCCGCCACACCTGGTATATGCGGCATAGAAGCCAGAGATAGAATTCTTCAGTCATGCGGATTGTCTTTCTCCAATTGATCCAAGATGAGTTTCTGAGCCTGAGCTAAGCGCCCGGATTCCATAGCGTCTCGGATCGCCTTCTCTTGTTCCGGTGTAAAATTGACACCCGGTCTAGTACAGGGGAATTTCCGATGTCTTTCCTCGTCACTCATAGGCTTTTCAGTGTGCTCATTCTTAGTCATGCGCTTTGTCCTCCTGGGACTACGGGCTGCGGCTGTGCGCCTGGCACTGCCTGCCCTGTGGGCAGGGGCCGCCCCGGCGGTAACTGTTGTTGCTGTTGCTGCGCTTCGTTCACGGTAAGCGGTAACTGGAAATTGTTCATTCGCGGGAAGTTGCCCGCCACGGCCTTGAGCCGTGCGCCCGCGTCGCCGCGCTTTTCCTCGATAATGCGGTCAATGTCGTCTTCAGTCCAGTGATAGAGCGGAGCCAGAATGCGCAGTGTCTCACGGTCGCCGATCCGGTCGGCTATCTTGAGCGCGTTATCGACCGTCTGCTGGTCGTTTCTAATTTCCGGGTCTTGCCACTTGCAGCGGAAGCGCTCGTAGGGCGGCGGCGCTTGCCCGAAGGCCTCTTGCACCTTCCAGGCGATGTCCATTGCCCTAGTCCACGCGTTGCCCGCCTTGACGTGAAAGCGCTTGACCTTGCCGATAAGCCCGATTTCGCGCTGCTTGAGGCTCTCGCCCGACGCGTTATCGTTCGCGCCAAATTCGGGCGCGGGCGTGCGGGTTATCTTGCCGATCTCGCCCGTTATCCAGCGCGCGACCTCAAGCTGTGGTGCGACTTGCCCGGCAGCCCACTCGCCGACACGCACGGCATTCAGTTGTTCAGGCGGAGCGCCGCTAGGGCCTATCTCATAGACCATACCCGGCGCAACGCCTTTGGGCGCTGTTGCCCCAATGACAAACTTAATCCTGAAAGCGTCGAGCTCACTCGTGGCAGTAATCGAGTGCAGAAGCCGGTTGAGCACGTCTTGTAGCGGGATCATGCTGGCGAGTTCAGAGAAGCCCTGATTCTGGCGACCCCGATTTTTGAAATGGATAATCGGAATGCCGAGCGGAGCGCCGTCACTGCCTATCCACTTGGCCGCGCCGTCAGGCGCGCTGGCGTCTTCCGTGAATGGCGTGAAAGCCGCTCCATCCCGACTTTCCCACTTGGTTATCTTGTCCGGGTAGTAGACGTTGATGCGCACGGTATCAGTCGTCGAGCCGTTTTCAGATGTGATGTTCCATATCTTCATGGCGGCGGCCATATCGGCGATGTCTGCCGACTTGTAGAGCGCCAACATCCCGGATGTGCCGTCGTAAGCAAGCTCGTGAGTGAGGACGACGCGCTGTTCAGTGTTGTCCCACGTGACCATGAGGAACGTTTCGCCGTCCCGGATCGTCGCCTCGTGGATGTCGCTTTGCAGATCGTCGATGTCGTTATCGTCGAGCACTTCCTCAGCCCATGCGCTGGCCTGCTCGGTATCCGCCTCAATGTTCTCCAACAGAATACGATCTGCCATCGTATCAACCACGATTTGCGCGTAGTTGTCGTTGAATTCACTGCCGGTCTTTACGACGCCCTTGCTGTCTACTTGCGCGGGTTTAGCGGGTAGATTCAGCATCTTACGCATTTCGGTCGTGAGGTTGACCGGGTGATCGCCATCGTAATAGTTGCGGTACATCTCGACGTTTTGAGCACGTGCGTCAATGTCGGCAAGCTGCGCCTGGAATGACATCGTGCGATTGAGCACCGCATATTCGAGCGTGACCAGGGAAGTGACTGTCATATCCACCGGCTCACTTTCGTCTCAAGCGGCTGATACGCGCCGTCAATCGCCATCACGGCGTAGCGCTCCGCGTCACAGCAGTGGTCGTTGGCCTTCAGCGGCTCGTCTAGCAGGTTCTCGCCGCGCTTGGCCCACTGGTATTGCCCCATCTCGGCGATGCTATTCACCGCGCCCCGGTAGTACATCAGTCGCGGCCTCCCGTCTGCGCCCACCGCCAGCCGCCGCTTAACCGCCTGAATGCCCGTGCTAACCGTGTTATTGGCCCCGAACGTCTTGCAGCCTTTTTCGTTAAACTTGCGGATGTAGTCCGGCTCACTGGGATCGGCGTAGAACTCCTGAATGCGCCAGATATTTCGTAGCTGTAAGGCCACGTCCGCCCATGTGTCGATGCCCCGCTGGCGCGCGTATTCCTCGTGGATAAGGTACAGGCGCTCATCAGCGGTAATGCCGTAGACTTTGACGACGCCGGGGTGCACGAATCCCCAGTCCACGCCAGCGATAACACGCTTGAATACGGTTGGGATGTCCGCTGTGACGTGGGTATCTTCGCTGAATTCAGGGTAGACCAGTCCTTCGAAACTAACGAAGTCGCCGAGTAGCTCTTGCCGGGCAAAGTCGCCGGTGTAGGCTTCCTCCAGAGAAGCGATATATTCCTCAGCCAGGAACGGATTGTCGCGGGTGCGCACCTTGATAATGCGGTAATCGGGCCGCTGCTTTTGTACGAACTCCTGATAAATCCAGTTCCGGCCTTTGGGCGTCGTGGTATACCACTCGTAGCCCTGCGCGCCGTACTGCCGTAGACGGCCCAGCATAACCTTCTGAACGAGCGGCGAATACAGGGCCGCTTCGTCGCCCCAATAATAGGTGAGCGTCGGCCCGCGCATGTGCTCCGGGTCGTCGGCGCTGCGAAAGATAATCTCGCTGCCGTTGCGCAGGACAGCAATGTTTTCAGCTTTGCGAAAGTCCGTGATAAGGTCGCCAGCAATATCCCGAAACGTGCGCAGCGTGGCGTCACGGAGCATCGGGTAGGTTGGCGCGCTGACTTCCCCCAGGTTGGGCGTTTTGATAGTCGTTCCGCCGACGTGCCCCAGGGAAGCAAGCAGAGCACGAGCCGCGCCAGCGATTGACTTGCCGCTGCCGATGCCGCCGCACAGTACCGCATGGTGCGCCTGCTCGTTGACAAAATCGTACTGCTCCCCGTAGAGTGCAAGGTCAAGCGTCCTCTTTGCCGTCGCCATGCCCGTTCCCGTTGCCGCCCACCAGGGACGGCGCTGGTTTGCCGATACGTGCCGGAACCTGCGTAATGGAGACTTCGATGCTCTGGCGCTCGGTCGGAAGCCCTTCAAGCAAAGACAACTTATCAAACAAAATGCCAAACACTGTGCCAAGTTCCCGATAGTTGGCGTCTTGTCGTGTCGTTCGCAGGGCCGTAACTATCTCACCTAGTTCACGCCGTATCTCTGTGCGAAAATCGATCCTTTTGTTATTGACTATTTGGTCAGGCGGCGGGTTTTGTTCGCCGTTAAACCAGCGGGACAACGTGCGATCCGGCACCTTCAGATGACGGGCGACAATGGCCAGAGCGCCCTTGACTTCGGGATAGCCCTGCGACTGCAACATACACACCGCCGACGCCCGGAACTGATCGTCGTAGGTCGGATGTTTGCGCTTGCCGTTTATTGGCCTACCCATCAGATTCGCCCTGCCAGATTTGATACCGCATCTGATTATTAGTAACTCTCTCCACAAAAGGCTGATTCGGCGTGCCAGGAATGGCTGTAATAGACACCTCCCACGGGCGCCAATCCATTGCGGCGGTCACTCGCGCGGCAGCTGGTCCGATTTTTGAACTTTGAAACACGATTTTGGGGGGATGCCAGATTAGCACGGACTAATTTTTCAAATGACTCCCTGCAAATGCCGCGCTTCAAAAAATAGTTGGCGATAATCTGGCGGCCTCCAAATTTGCCTTTCCAAAACCAAATTTGAGCCTGCCGGAAATAGCGCGCACTATTTTTTGTGACGCTATTCACAATCCGCAAATCCCAAATTTTAGTTGCTGATAATCCGCGATGTCTCAAACTTGCTTTTTGCCTCTCAAATTTGAACTCTCCCGAATTCCGGCACCTGGAAATTTGAAATTCGGAATGACCCTCCCTGGGAACCCGCATAAACACTAGGTTCTTAGGCGGGTGTAACCTGAATTTGGTGAAATAGTGACTACTAATTGGTCGCTTATCAAATTTCAATTTTGCACTCCAAATCTGGGCCTGCCTGAAAAACCAGCAGTTCATTTTAGAAATCTCAGATTCAAAGGCCGGACGGCAAATTTTGGTTAGCGGTAATCTGAGACGGCTCAAAAGGAGAGTTCGAAAGTCAAATTTGAGGTTCCCTGAATTACGGCCTGCTAAATGTTGCATGGCTAAATGGCCTCCTCTAAATCCAAAAACAGAGTTGCTGATAATCCCGCCGGCCCCGGATTTGTGTTCGGAATTGGGCTTTTGAGACCGGTCTTGTTATTACACGCTATAGGCATATTGTTCACGCTTATCATGCTTATTCAAATTGGCCGCTTGCCCGTCTTCCCGTTCACCGTCTCACCCATTCGTCCGTTTCGCCCCGTTTCCGGCGTCCTTATGCCGTTAAGCCCTGATAAGAAGTGTTATCGGAATGAACCTATTACCTCAATCCGGCCGCGTCAACGCTCGTGAACCACTGGGTTTCGACGGTTCCGCCGCCGCTTTCCAGGAACGTCGTGCCCAGGTGCAGGTTGCTTTTGCCGCCCTGGATACCGACGACCGTTTGCCCGTCTACCGCGACCGCGTGTAGCGCTCCGGCGGGCGGGTTGTCGCTGGAGCCGTTGAAGTACGGGCCGACCAGAACTAGACCGTTCGTTGGGTTGTACGGCCCGGTGTGCACGTTGACATCGATGCCGCTGCCGCGCCCGTTGGCTTCCCAATAGCAGGTGTCGAACGTCTGCGTATGCCCGCCTGCAATCTCGACGGCATACTGTTCGGCACCGCCTTGCCCGTTCCATTGAAAGCGAACTAGCCGACACAGCACACTGGTTGCCTCGACCATCCACAGCCCGGCGCCGGTGTTGTACTGGATGATGGTGTTCAGAACGGCCGTCATGTTGGCGGCAATGCCCAGATGCACACCGCGCCCGTTGTACTCGATCAGGCAGCGGTCGATCAGGTTTCCCCAGCAGTGCCAGTCGTGCATAAATATCCCGGCAGTCAGTGCTTGCCGAACGGCGACGCGGTTGATCTCGTTCGTGTCGCTGGCGTAATCAACTTCGATGCCGTACTCACAGCGCTCGTTACACTCTAGAGTCAGGGCTTCAAGCCTGCACCCGGAACGGTAGGCTTCTGCTTCGCCGACGATGCGGACCATGGCCGACAGGGGCGCGGACGGCACGAGCCGCGTAGCACGTTGGCCGGCGCCGATGAGTGCGACGCTGGAGGGTATGTCAATCGGCGCGCTGACGTACAGAATGCCCGGCGGCAGATGCACGGTTCCGCCGTTGCGGCTGGCGGCCTTGTCGATGGCAAGCCCGATCCCGGCATGGTTCGTTACAGCCGACGCCAGCGGCCCGACTCCAAAATCCGAGGCGTCAATCCCCTGGTTAAGACGGCGCGCTAACTGGTTGTGGGCCGCTACGTGCCCCAACTCGTTAACCTGCCAGGTATCTTTGAAGGTCGCCGTCATATCGTCTCTTGCATCACATCCAGCATACTGTCCCCGGCGGGGCTGTCCCCGCCATTTAAGGGAGCTTATAATCAGCCGCGATCTCGCTGGGCGTCGCTTCCCGGTTCAGTACGAGCCATTCCGCCATGTAGCCCTTGTTCACAGCGGCGGGCGTCTTGGAAGCAGCCCCGTAGACGGTGGTCGTCGCCGCCAGAGAACCCACCCAGACTTCCAGCCCGGTTTGGTTCGTGCCCGTCTGCGCCCCGTTGTAAAAGGCGCGCATCCGGTTGTTTGGTTTGGACCAGGTGATGAACAGGTGCACCCAACCGACGGGGTCCGCCGTCGTCAGATTGACGGTTTGCGTCGCCGTGCCTGCCGAATACGTCCAGGTCAAAACGTGCTGCGTGGTTTGTTTGGTCAGGTAAACGCGGTTCGAGGCATCGGCAGAAAAGGTAAAAATGCGGCGCGCCGTTGCGTCGTTCCAGGTTCCCACCGCATCGATTTTCCACCAGCCGCCAATGGTACCCTCTGCCCCGCTGAAGGCGGCGACCAGCCCGGCCCCGTATGCGTCGATGTAGCCCGTGCCCGCGTTATAACAACTGGTGTGCCCACCGACGCCTGCTTGAGCCAGAGTAATCGTCGAATAGGTGCCGTTGCGCGCCGTCGAGCGCCCCCTGGGCGGCACGTCATAGGCCGTCGTGCCCGTCGTTTCCCCGAAGGGTAGATATTGGATGATCGAGCCGCCAAATCGGTCAAGCCGTTCTTCCCGGTAGGTGCGCGCCGCCAGCAGCGTCGAGAACATAACCTGGTCAGTCATGCTGGCTTCTCCGCCGCTTTGGGCGCGTCGGGCAGCGGTCGTTTCAGCAGTTCCGCCTCGGCTGTGGCGCGTCCCGCTTCCGCGTCGCTGAGTTGCTGCTTGAGCCTGACAATGAGGGCGTCGGAAGCGTCGGCGCGGGCCTCGGCTGCTTCGGCGCGGGCGACCGCTTCATCGCGCTCTTTGGCGATGGCGTCTTTTTCGGATTTGAGCATCGCTACATCTTGCTCCAATTGGGCTACGCGAACCTCAAGGGCGGGCACGGCCTGCAATTTCGTCTCCTGTGTCTTGATCGTCTCTTGAGCGTTGGTCAGGGCGTTTTCTTTATCGGATAGTCGGGAGCGCAGATCGGCTAATTCTTTGCCGGTGGCTTCCCGGTAGGTTTTGTTCTCTAGTTTTTGGTTTTCAAGCTCAATACAAACACGGTCGTGATCGATCTGCAATTGAGCAAATTTGTTCGTCAATCGCTCGTTCGCCTGCGTGAGAACCGTGACGGTTCCCGCCAGCGGCCCAACAGCTTCGGCTAATCGGCTGGCGACGGTATCCCCGATGGCGGTAGGGAGGTCAGTAACGCCCTTGCGTTGTTCCTGGGCAAGGGCGGTCTGTGCAATGTGCAGTTCCTTTTGGGCCTTCATAACCGACGTGCGTACTTTGGCCCACCAGACGAGGACAACACCTATCAGACCCAGAATGCCGGGCACGGCTATCGATAGAATATCGAAGAATAGTTTTACGTCATCCTGGTCTGGTAGTTTCATCCGCCTCCACAGCGCCGGGCCACACAGGCCACACCGTTCACGAGTCCTTGTAACGTGGCTCCGGCATTCAACCGTCTGGTCGGGCGCGCCTGAGACCCAGACCGAATCGCGCCGAATGGACAAAATAAAGACGCGCCCTGGTAATCATTCTAGGGCGCGTCTGGTGGCTTGTGAAGAATAGGGTTTTACTAGCAGACCTTTGCTAGTAAGAAAACACAAGGAAAGAAATTTCAGTCCGGGGGGATGTATTCACCGCCAGGTAACGTGATACGGCGTTCGGTGTCGAGGTATACCAGATGCTCACGGTCAAGGCGATCCACGTGCCACCAAGCGGTCGTCTCACTTGACCAACCGAAATGCCTGGCGATCTCGGCATAGGTCGGACTGATGCCGTCGTTTTCCTCTTTGAACGTTTTGAGGAATTCAAAGACCGCATAGCGAACTTTGGCGTGTCGTGCCATAGGCTACTCGTCTCCCTGCACCGTGTCGCTACCTTCACGCATACCATTTGTCCATTTCGTCATAGTAGTTCATAGCTTCTACGACTGCGCGCAAAATGTCCTCGTCGGATTCCTCGGCTAGAAGAAGACATAACCGGACAAGAAGCACATCCGCCTGCTTGTGCGCTGTTTGCGTGTCTCCGTCCTTAGAATCTAGAAGAACGTCACGCATACGCGCACACGATGAAAGTATCGCGTCCTTGTTTTGGGTCATCGGCTACTCCCCCTCGGCGAAGTCGGCGGCGCTCGGCACGTGCTCGTTGAAGGCGGGCGCGGCGGGTTCACCGGCGAAGCGCCACACGCCCTCGTCGTCGAGGATGACGCGACGCTCTGTCGCCACTTCCGACGATTGCCCGGATTCTTCCGTTTCGATACGCACGTTGATCGCGCCGTTAGCACCGCCATGTCGATCCCATTCTAGGCGCTCAGGATAGAAGATCGTGAGGTGATCCCCGGCGACCGGAGTTAACGGCTCGTCAAAGGTGATAACCATTGGCTGCCAGGTCGGGATGCGCAGCAACCGACGCCACCAGCTTAGTTTAGATATTGTATAGTGCGCCTTCACTGTTACAGTTTTCATCGATCCCCCTCGCTCCCGTTCCGTTTCGCGTCCGACTCTATATCGACCAGTTGTCGCCGTCATCGGTGATGCTAATGTAGGCAATGACAGGATCGCCGGGCCGGCCCAGTTGATGGATAAATTGTAGAGTGCCTTTATTTTGTTTCCATCTTCCAGGATAATAGCGCTCGCATTCAGCGCCAATAGCCTTTATTGCATCTTCCTCTGTGCGCACGCTGCCAATTACTTCGTAACGCGGCTCGAAAGGGTGCGGCCCCCAGGTTGTCGTTAGCCTCAATTTATACATCAGTCTTTACCTCGTTTTCGTCTCCCCGTTTCGCATCGTCGTGCGCCAGCCACGCCCGCAGACGCGCCAGCGCCAGCGTGTCGGCGGTCATCAGTTCGCCCTGCGTCTCGGCCAGTCTGCTCGAAAGCGGCTGGTTGCATCGGGCCGCGAACGTCCCCGACCAGAGTTCGTGTATCTCAATCTCTTCGCCCTCCGCCAGCGGCAGCGGTACGGAGGCGTCGCGGGAGTAAAGAGGAACAAGAGATACAATCTCCCCGTCGATCTCTATTTCAGGGTCGAATGCCCATGACCACGCCTCGTCTAATGTCCACCCAAAATCCGAGATAAATTCCTTCTCGCCATGATCGCCGGGGCGAGTTAAAACCCACACTGGCGAAGGATAGGGAGCGTACATCGCTCGTTCAACCCGATAGCCCAACCGCTCCGCCACGCGCCGGTCGAGCGCTGCGCCTGCGGGCATGTTACGCCAGTTGTCTTTCATAGCTCGCTATCCTTCCCATAAGTCTTGTACCAGGCTTCCGCCGCCCGAAGCAGCGCTTCACTAGTTCTTACAACTTGCCCGTCGCTTTTACAGAGCTTTTCGTCGACCTCTGGACTTCCAGTCGTCTGTTCATATATCTGTGCCGCATATTGGCGCACGCGGGCCGCCCCATAGGCGATTATGGCATCGAAAAATTTATCTGAAACGTTGATTTGATGCGTCATCTCTCACCGCCTCTCCATGCGCCCGCCGCGACGGGCGCGCGTCCGTTGCCGTTGTCCGTTGCCCGCGCGCTGGCGTCCTGCAAGCCGCGCCCGGCTATCCAGATCGCCTTCACCGTCGAACCCTGCGCGTTGAACCACCTATCTTTGACCACCCTGATTTCTACGTAGTCCGGGTCGTACTTGGCGTCCAGGTCGCTTTCTTCGATTTCGCCCGTTTCCACGTCGTAGCCGGGCCGATACAGCGACAGGAAGCGCGTACACTTTTGAAAGATGATTTCACCACCCTGCGCGTCCGAGGGCAGCGGATGTTTGTTGCTGCGCTTGGCCGGGCCGCGATTTGTTTGCACGGTGAATACTACCGGGATTTTATCACGCATCAGACTGTGCAGCGCGGTCATGCATTCAACCGTCTTCTGATAGGTGTCTTTGGCCGGACTGAACATATCGCTGAGTCCATCCACGAGCACCAGATCGCACAGCCCCTCGCGCCGTTTCTCGCGGGTAAAGGATGTCACCTGTGACGGCGACGGCCCGGTGCGGTCGTAGAACGTCAGAGGCCAGGCTTTGATAACCTGTTCAGCGTGCAAGATGTCGTCATGCGCGATGCGTCCGGCGTACAGGTCGTCTAGCGGCCGCTTGAGATAATGGCTAACCAGATTGAGCATGTACTGATCGACCGTCTGTTCGGTGGGAAACAGCACTACCTTGATCCCGGCTTCAAGAGCGGCTATGGCAAACTGACACATGACCGTCGTTTTACCCGCGCCCGACCGCCCGATAACGCCGATCAGATCGCCTTCCGGCTGAATGCCGTGCAGCGCCGCGTCCAGTTTCGTAATACCCGACGAATACCCGCGAACGTTCTGCTGATCTTGGGTGTAGGCCAGCAGACGATCCGCCGCCACGCTGGCGGCCTGAGCCGACGATACTTCCCCCTGGCCGCCGTCTGCCGTGACTTGCCGCGTAATGCCGTAGATGCTCATTTCCGTGAACTCGACGATTTCAGATAGAACGGCGTTCTCTTTGCACGCCCGGCTGGCGATGCCACCGCAGGCGTTCATAAGCTGGCAGCGAATAGCGGCGGCAAAGATAAGGCCAGCCATGACCTCGGCCAGTTCCTTTTGTTCTACTAACGGCTCCTCAGTCAGGTGCGACAGGTAATTGACGCCCCCGATCTCGTCCAGTTTGCCCAGGCGCCGGAGTTCATAAATGACGGCCAGCATGTGTACATCTTCATCCCGCTCATAGATGTTCTGCATGGCCTGGAAGATGTACCCGTTGCGCAAAAAATAGAAGTGCGACGCCTGGATTTTGGGCGCGATACGCGGGAAAATGCGGGTATCGTCCAGACACATTCCGAGCACGATACGCTCGGCCTCCTCAGCATTCGGGCCAAGCTCGGCTGGCTCGATGACGGGCGGGTTATAATCAGACTGGTTGTTCATGTTTCACCCACACGTTTTTCCAGATGCCGGGCTGCACTTCTTTTTCCTCGTAGTGCCCCACCTTGCCGTTGCCGGTGTTGTGCAGGTTGTCGCGCATCTCCTTGAGATAGCCGCAAATCTTCTCGCCCTTTTTGGGCAAGTCCATCTTGGGATGATGGATTTTGTACCAGGCTGGCAGCGCCTTGAGATCAAGGACCAGTTGCTCGTCCGTCATGCCGTCCGGCTGGCAGCCCCGCACGATAGCCGTTTCCGCCCCTATCCACTTGCCCGACTTTGCCGGTACTTTGTCCAGCTTGTGGTAGACGCTGGCAATGACATCGAAGACGGGATCGCGAGGTCGTGGTTCCGTCGCCTTGCGCTGCTTCGGCGCTTTCGGCGCGCTCGCTTCGGCGGCCAGGCGCAGGCAGTCGGGGCAAGGCGGTCGTGTCACGCAGGCTAAAAACTCGTTGTAGTAGATACGTGCAACGACACTCTTTTTACAGAGGGTGCGTGCTTTGGCGTAATCAGAATGCGCCTTAATGAGATGGACGATGGCCCTAGAACCTGTCGAATACAACCATTCATAGCCAATCGGCGGGTCTTGTTGAGGTAGTGCAACGGGATGTCCGTTGACGGATTCCCCGGCAAGTTCATTCATCCAGGCGTGCAGCGTGTTCACCGGCGTGCGCTCCTTCGGCGCCGGGCGCATGTTGCCGTCGGCGTCGGCTATCGCCACGCGCCCGCGGTGCACCTGCACTTCGCCCGGCGTGTAGAGGCCGCGATCCGCTTCTTTAGCCGCTTCACGTTTCGGCCCGTCGGGCAGTTGACAGTCGGCCTGCATCTTGCGGAACCATTCGGGACGCTCGCCCATCGGCGGCGGCGGGGCGGCGGGCGGGGCGGCGATCTCCCCCTCGCACTCCGGCAGGGATAGCGCCGCGACGGCGTGCTGTTGTTTGTAGGCGTCTAATGCCTTGCTTTGTATGTCATCGTATTCGGGTTCAAGGGCTTTGGAGCGATCCGCGAGAGATTCTTCTTGAACGTTAGTGAAAGAAGAATCTAAATACGGTTCTGTATACGGTTCTACGGTTGTCCCCGATTCACGCTCAGTGATGACACCTTTTAGACGTTCAGATGACACCTTTTTAGAGGTATTACTGACACCTTTTATCGGTCTGGCAAGAATCAGATCAGCCTCAGATGACACCTTTTCGGAGGGAATACCGAAGTATTCAATGAGGACTTTCTCAATCCTCTCCCGACCCAGACCCGTCATGACGAAGTAACAGCATTTGTTGCCGCGTCCAACGGCGGTGGCATAGTAGACTTCCCTGGACTGAATGAGCACATCGCGGATACGCCGCGTCTGGCTCTCGCTTTTGAGGATTTTGTTTTGCAGGTGCTCCAGACCGGGCCACGCTACGCCGTCATCGTTGGCGTTGTCAGCGATTGCCAGCAACAGAAGCCGATAGTTATCCTCCTGCTTTGACTCATCCCATACCCTGGTCATAACACGAACGCTCACGTCTAACCCCCTAGACGCGCAAAAGGCGCCTGCCTTGTGGTGACTTTCCCTGTAGTAAGCCAGGGACACAAGACCTGCGCCTTTTGCGTCTTACTATATCCAACCGTTGCCTTTTGCGCATCGGCTCTGGAAGTCACGCCAGTACCGACACTGAACAACGATTGTCCGTTCAGTTGTACTGGTAGTCTAGCACAGGTGCGCTTGCGAGTCAACAAAGTCACTTTACAAACTCCATCCGCAATTGTCCGTTCGCCTCCGGCGCGAAGAGCGGGTTGCGTAAGCGAGCTCGAGTTGTCTCTATCGCCTCTGGATCGCTGTCGAAGGCAATGTACTGGCGTTTGAGCGCCTGGCAAACGAGCGGCGTTGTGCCGCCTCCGCAGAACGGGTCAAGCACGAGATCGCCCTCGTTCGTGAAGCAGTCAATGTAGTAGCGGGCGCTCTTGGCGTCCTGCCCCCAATGGTGGAACCTTTTATCGTTGCCGTCGCCGCTGAACGGGTCATAAATCACGGTGCGTGGTTCGCCCCAGCCTTTGACGAAAGCATGGATCGGCTTGACGCGAGTGATGATAGGTTTGTGGTTGCCGCCGGGATGTACCTCACCTGTCGCACTACCAGACAGATAGACGTGAAATGTCCAGTAGTAGGTTAGATGTCTACTCATGGCCGCCATTATTTCGTCCTGGTACAGCCCGCCGGACATCGCAAGCAGGAATTTACCCGGCATGAGCACCCGTGCCGCACAGATCGCAACCGTTTCATAAAGAGGCAGACTGTCGCGGTTATAAGGCGGATCGGTGAAGATCATATCGACGCTATCCGGTTCGATGAGCCGGCAGCCCGCTACCGCGTCGATACAGAGCACGTCGCGCGCGGGCCCCCGCGCCGCGTCAAGCGGCGTCGCCCGCCCGCGCCCGCGCGTCGGCGGCGTCACGAGTAAAACAACTGTCGCCCGTAGGCGATGCTGCACAAGTCGCCGGTTTCATCTTCCCAGACGTCCCAGGCACTATCATCGATAGAACCATCGATAGCGGACTCCTCGGCTTCTTCCAGAGTGTCGAAATGGTCGTCCGTGTCTTTCGGGTATTCCAGATGTCCGCAGCTAAATGTTGTCACCTTTGGTGCGTTAAAGTCGCTCATGCGCCCGACGTCCCTTCGTCGCAGTCGCTGGCGGCGTACACCGCCCGTTCGGCGTCGCGCTTGACGCCGCTAATTAGGTAATCGCCCTTTCTGAGTTCCCATTCCTCATCTTCGAGCGCCAGACTTTCGATGGTCAACAGTCTGACTTCCTGCTTGATTTCGCGTTTGCGGCGCTCGATTTGCTCCAGGCGGCTAGTCGTGCTCAACATGCTCGCCCCCCCTCCAGCGCCGCCCGCAGCCTTGCCAGCACGTCGCACGGCTGCACGCCGTTGCGCGGCCCGTCGCACCACACCGTCAACTCGGCCACGGCGCGCTCGACTTTGGCGCGCTGGGCGAGACGTTCGGCTGCGTTCATTTCTGCCGTTCCTTCCATGTCTCTAGAGCCATCTCGATAGCTCTGAGCGCTTCGGCGTCCTGTCCGTAGCCGTGGTCGCTGAGACGACTACTCACCGAATTGATGGAGGCGTGCCAGGAATCGCCATCCTTGCCGAGCATGAAACACGAGAAGTCGTCCGCCGCCGACAGCGCCGAGTGCAGCGCCAGCGCCTCGCGGATGACGGCGCGGTGTTCGATGACATAGATAGCAAGATGGACTGCTGCATCAGTAAAGCCGTCCAGGATAAGATCAATCTCCATCGGGTCGTGCGTCGCACCGATGCGCTCAATGTAGGTCGCATTTTCATGCCGGAACTCTTCTACCAGCTTGTCCCACGTCTTCAGGCTGATTTTCATCGCAGCACCACTGGTAGATATTGCGTATCCGCAGGGCTGACGAAGCCCGGAAAAGCAGACGGCGTGTAGCGATGATCGCCGATGGTCTTCTGAAACACCACAATCACATCACCTTCGCGCTGAATGCGCATGTGGCAAGTTCCACCAGGCTCTTTGTCCACGCCGTATTTAGGGTGTATCCACATCCGCCGATCCAGGTCAACCCACATCGCCCAGGGCACGACATAGCCGTCCTGTCCGTCAATGAGTAAATCGACAGTCAATTCCTCGAGACCTTCAGGTAGTCTGTTCATGCTGCCCCCCGCGCTTTGCGCACGAGCGCTTGCGCTTCACGGAGCGCCCGCCGGTATGAATAGTTATTGAGCAGACTCCGGTTGGCCTCCAGCGCGCTCGCCCGGCCCGCCCGCACAAGACAATCAACCGAGCAGAACTTGCGCTCGTGGAACGCCTGCCACGTTTCGGAGCGCCGGGGCGAAAACGGATGGTTGCAGACTTCACAGATGCGACGATAAACGGTCATGCCTCAACTCCTTGCTTGATATACACAACGTACTGCCCCCGCTCGCCCGCGCCAAGCGCCGCCGCCAGTTCCGGCGCGCACAACGTCACGAAACCGCGCCCGGCGTCGACGTGCACGACCGTGAACGAGCCGGTGTATTTCGCGTCGTTCTCGGTGCCGTTCTGCTTTTCCAGGCGCTCACGAACGTGCTGTCGTTGGCGCTGGACTGACTCGTAGACTTCCTGCGTCACACGCGCCGAGATGGCTTCCATCTCGCCGGTTCCCGGATCGGTGTTACCCTCGGTGACTTTCGCCTCAGAAATAGCGTCAACGGCGGCCTTGACGGCGACGGTCGGTACATCCTTGCCGGGCGCTATCGACGCGCCTGCTTCCTTCGCCAATTCCCAGGCGATGCGTCGTTCGGTAGGCGTTTCGAGGCGTTTGAGTTCCCGCGCCTGCCGTTCGTTCTGAATGTCTACCTGGGTATGCAAAAGTCCGGCTGTGATAAGTTGGTAGGCCCGGCCCCGCGTGATATTCCAGCGGGCGTTGACGTATCGCTCAAACGTAGCGTAACCCTTGCGGTACAGGTGCTCATCACGGATAGCCAGCAGGGCAGAGCCTACGTCCACGAACGTGCCCATGCCGCGCTCGATAATCGTCTCGAGCGCTGTCAATCGTTCGCCTTCGGCGGGCGTCAGCGCGGTGTCGGTCATGCTTTCTCCTAGTAGGGCACGTGGCCCGAATGGTCGCCCCAGAACAGCCAGCGATGGCACTCATCACAGCGCATCAGTTTGTGTTTAGACCGCCACAACCAGAAGCGCCAAGACCAGATCCACCACCGCCATTCTTCAAAGCGTTCTCGCCATGTCGGTTGTCGATACCGTTTCAACAGTTCCTCACGGTGATCCATCGTCATCGCTCCCTCGCGGCGCTACGCCGCCCGTGTGCCGAGCACGTTGATCCACTTGCCGTCGTCCGATTTCTTCCAATCGACCAGCCCGCGAACCGGCAGCTTCACGCCGTTCACGAGATCGCCCGCCGCAATCGCTGAGCCGTCTGGCTTGCGCA